TTGATAAGATTTTCGGGATTCATAGTGTCATAGTCTTTGTTTAATTGAACAAAGTCTTTTACACCACGGCCCGTTTCTTTTTTATACTTAAAGAACGCTGACACCTCTTCGTCCATTTCTCCGGACTCTTCTCTCGCCTCTTTTAAATCGTCTAGAGAGTTTATATCTCTTCCTAGTCTATCACTAATAATAGATAGAAGTTCGCTTTCTTCCATCTGTGGTTTCTCTATTACAGGTTCTGCAACCTCTTCAGAAACCACCTCTTCAGGAGTACCATTTAAACTTTCCTCATGCTTTTCAAGCAATGAAGATTCAATTTCGGCAGCAGACTTTTGCTCACCTTCTTCTACAAGACGTACTTTCATTTCCATATGATTAGATTTTTCTCAAAGTTACACTAAAAATATTCTAGATTTATACTTACCTTGGATTAAACTGAGCAAGGTCAAAACCATCTAAGCTATCTTCATTAGATTCAAAACTCTGTGCAGGTAAATTATTTTTCCTTTGATTGATAAGCTTAGACTGTTGAGTATTTTGTTGACTAATCCTATCAGACTTTGCTGCTTCTTTTTGAGTGTCTCTAGTTTGGATATTATTTTCAACCATACCTTTCACTTGCATCTGATACTGAAACTCAACATCCATAAGCTGTTGCTTGAGTTGAGCCTCGTTATTCATCTTCTCAATATCAAAAGCTACCTCAGCCTGTTTAAGCTGCATCTTACCTTGAATCTCCATTTGACTCTGCTGCATAGCCATCTGCTGTGCCATCTCTTGAGACTTAAGAGCTTGCTGAGATTGCATAGCTTGCTGTTGCATCTGCATCTGCTCTTCACGGTCTTGTTTAGCTATACGCTTCATTTTAAGAAGTTGGTTAGCTAACTTAAGATTTCGTATCTCACGGATATCAATAGCATCTTCAAGGTTGATATCTCCTTTAGAAAGTGCCATATTGATATTGGCTTCAAGTTGTGCTTTCTGCTCTTCGTCAGGAGCTATTTCAATAAAGATTCCAAAGTCATATATATACAAGTCATTAATATCCTGAAGGATACTAACATTATATTTTCCAATCTGATTGGCAAACTCCTCTTTAAAGTCAGCATACTGTAAGATATCTGACACCCTATACGTTAAGCTTTCAGCTAAAGTCCTATACATATATAGACTTGCATCTAAGATATGTCGTGTAGCAGTATTAGAATTTAAAGCAGCTAATTTCTGCACTCCAACCAAAGAGTACGGGTCAGGGGTAGAGCCATCACGAGCTTCATTAAGTCCCGTAACATCACGAATCATCTGAAGATAGTGATTCATGTTTTGGATAAGCATCTGTGCTTTGCTTGCTCCTGAACTAGCCGTAAGCTGTGTAATAGGAACCTTAGCTTGGTTGTAATCTCCTTCTTGAGTATAGCTTCTTCCAATAACAGAACCTGTTTGAAAGTATAGCCTTAAAGCATCCTCAGGGTTATAGGCATTACCCGTTCCTAAATCCACTTCGTTTAGTCCGTCAGCATCTATATATACTCCGTCAGGAACTACTCTAGAAATTACTTGCTGTAGTTTTAAGTGTGTTATCTGAATTAAATCAGCAAAAGGTATCATCCTGCGAGTTAAAGACTCTATAACTCCCTTATACATACGAGGAGCCGAAGCCACATAGTTAGGGATAGCATACTGCGAAGCTGATTTAGGGCGAACCATATTTTCTGCTGCTTCCCACTTAAGAATAATATTTGTCCCCATAACCATTACCCCATCATACCATATATCTATAGTCTTCTCAATCTTTTCAAAATTCCCTTCATCCATCATGTCTTGGGGAGGATTAAATTGGTCATCTTTTTCAATCATACGAGATGCACCTCCTTCTAATATCTTCTTCTTATAGACAATTTTTTTAGTTGTCTTATAATTAAAGTACATCAAAGTCGTGGTATCACGATAGAATATATCGTTGTCATAATACTGAGCTACATTGTAGTAGTCATACCAACTTTGCCCACTTTTAGAAATCTCTTCTAAATCTTCTTTAGTAAGAGAAGGGTCTATCTTAAGGAGTTCTGTAATAGGAACATTTTTAATCTCTCCCCAATAGAAACAGTCTTTAAACTGTGGGTCTTCTGTATAACTATAGACCACATTTGCAGGGTCTACATAACTTAACTTAACTCCTGTGCCGGGTAAAAATTCGTGCTTGGATACCGATATACCTAAGACTGTTAAGTCATAGTCTAATCGTCTCCTAATGTCGTCATAGTGATTTGAATCAAAAATAGTGTTTATAGCTTCCTCCTCTGCAATTTCAATAGCAGGCTTATAATTAAGCTGCATATATAACTGTAGTTCTTCATCGGAAGTAGGCAACTCTTCAGGAGGCATCACAAAAGTATCTACCCCTGTTTTTTGTTGAATAGTTTCAAGTATAGGTTTAGCGGCCATCTGACCTTCAATCATATTCTGATACTTACTTCTTTTAGATTGAGACAACGCATCTTGAGCATATGCTTTAACTTTAAATAAGCGTTCAGACATACCATTAACAACGATATCCACAAACTTAGGAAGAATAGGTACAGGGGTCCAATCTAAATTTAGATAAGATAAATCTCCATCAACGGCAAGCTCGTTTTTGTATTTTGCAATAGACTGTTCTCCACGAGCATACAGACGCAACCTATTAAAATCACGTGCTTGAGTATAAAATCTACATTGATTACTCGTTTTCTTAAACCACTCATATTGAATAGCTTGACCAATCTGTAGTCCAAATTCCACTGTTGCTTTCTCTGCGTCAGACACAAATTGGCTAGGAAAACCTGCAGATGATATGTTTACTTTGACATTTTTCATCTAATTATCTCACTTGTTGTTCCATGATTTTTATACTGAGCGAAGGTAAGGCTTAATTTTTTCGTCTTTTGTACAGGAGTGTATAGATGTTTTTGATTTGCCATAATAGCTAGTCCTGAACTAATAGTAGCGTCATATGCCGTTCTATTACTTATATCAAACTTGGCCCAATCCTCAAGTGTTCTTACAAAAGGCATAGTACCCATGTCATCAGAATCTCTAAACGTACCTTCTAAATCTAATCCTATATGCTTCTCTATATATGACTCTATAGCTGAGGCATGAGCTTGTTTTATATCCTCCGAAGAGTTGGGCATCCCTCCTAACTCTCGCTCAGTTTTGGAAAGTTTATTAAAACGCTTATCAGGACGATTCATACAAAACCCTCTATACCCTCGATTTTTAAAGTGATAAAGAAGTCTAGGTTTGTTATTCTCTATAAGGATAGGCATCCCATAAAAGACACAAGCCATAAGGACTTCTTCGAAAAATATCTCTGCCGTCTGAGGTCTCGCTACATACTCTAAAAAAAACTCATTGGTAGGAGCTTCGTCCATATGAAACTTTGTCATTCCGTGAAGAGCTCCATTAGAGCCTCCCCCTCCTACTACTCCTGATATATCGTAAGAGTCACACCCAAAAGACCCAAGGTGTTCATTACCGGGGTATTTAACCGCTCCCCTTGTCTCTACTCTATTTTGTAATGTAGGGTTAGGAGTCCATCCTACTTTAAACCTACCTCTATTGTCAGGATAGAAAACTACTTTAGAATCTATCTTTCCATCTTTCCATCCAAAAGACCCTTGAGTAACATACTGTTCTCGGATTAAAGACTCAGCGTAGTCTAACTGCTGATATATTTTAGTGAGGTTAAATAGAGAAGACTTACTCTCATCCCTAAAAGCATGCGACTCTGTGCGAGGGAACTGTCTGTAAAATTCATTCAAAGCGTCAGGGTCGTTCTTTAAAGACTCCACCTCAGCCTCCCAATACGTTAACGCTCCCGACTTAATCATTATATCGTCTATACCTTTAACAGGTTTTGTGGGTTTATCTACTACAGGCTCTCCAAATCGGTCAATAAACCCCTCCATATTATATTCCATAGGGATAAATAAAGAGTATAGTCCACTTTTAGTCTGACCGTTTCCGTTGCGATTTTTTGCATTTGAGTCTTCATATAACTTCTTAAAGTTATCCCCTCCTTTATTTAAGGCATTAGAAGTAGAACCCATCAAACACTTCCCTATAATTCGGCTACCCAAACGTAAACATGTTTTCGTAACACGCCAATTGTTTAAGATATTATTTGGCTTTATCCATTTACCGCTCTCGTCATGTACAAGGAGCAATAGCTTCTCTCCATCATAGGAGTTATCGTCTGTATTCTTCCAATCAATAGTGGTATCCAATCCATCCAACTCATCAATAGATAGTAGATGCATATTCTTTTTTGTAATCTTAGAGGCAGGTATCCTAAACGCTAACTCAGTTTTAGGTTTGTCCATACCATCTTGTATAGGCTTAAAGAAAAAAGGTAACCTATTGGCTATAGGGACAACCTTATCGGTAAACATCTTCTTGGCATCAGAACCTGTTTTAGAAAGTATCCCTACCCTAGCGTCATTAGCTAAAGTTCCTGTATTTACACACTCTGAAGACCCCATAAAAGAAAATCCTGAACGCCTGATTTTTAAGTACGACATCCCAAAACATCGGGTGTCAGCTTTACAAGCTTCCCAATATATAAAGAACACCCTATTCGCCTCACGAAAGTCAGGAAATCCTATATCTATAGTAGCCCATTGTAGATACATATAGTGAGCACCCGTGATATAAGTAGGGATGCCATTGTTCATAAACCAATAGCCATGCTCTCTTTGGTCAAACTCTGCTTCAATATAATCTATCCACCTATCTTTAAATACTGCAGGCATTTCATTCCATTGAAATATAGAAGCTATCCTAGATAAAGGTTTCGGGAGAGGGGTGCGTTTCCAATACTGTGCCTCTTTTTTTTCTTCTTTAGATATATCTTTCGGTACAGGAGGAAGTCCTATATTTATACCTGATACATTTATTACCTCTCCTAACTCTCCTGAAGTAGAGATAATGATAATGTCATATTTAGAATTATATCCATATTGCCATGTTTTTGCACGGTTTTTATTAGACATAACATTAGTAGGTACTAATTTATGTACCGTCGTATATAGCTTATTTTTTTGCTCTTTGTTCTGCAAATCCCTGTTTACTATCGGTGCGACTTCCGCTACTACTTGCTAAGTTAATGTTTTCTTGCTCCACTTCAATCTTAGCCAATATATCAAAAGCATCAAATATGCATAGCTTTTTGGTAGCAGCAGCATTTTTAAGTCTATCCGCAGCCAACTCATCCTCAGGGTCAGGCTTTATAATATCCTCTAAAGCAACCTTTATCAATTGCTCTACAGCACGTTTCCCTGCTGCAATTATCTTTATCTTAAGTTCATTAGATTCCATTTGCCATAGTTATCTGATGGTCATATATCCTATACAACTTCTCTCCATCAATGTTAAATACATATTCTGAATCAGGAGTAAAAGATATCTTAGTTCCTTTTTTCACTCCTTGACTAAGGAGGTATTTATTGGTGTATACCATCTTACCCATAAGAGGCTCTTCAGTGCCGGGTTTAGACAACAAAGATTTCTCTACAGGAATAGGTTTAACGAAACAAAACCTGTCATGGGAATGCCATGAGCCATCTTGCTTATATAAGAAAAATTGGTCTGCATCTACAAAGAAGAGGTCGTCACGGAAAAAACTCTTCCCGCTTTTTCTTCTACCCTTTATATCGTTATAGAACTTAAAGACATTGTGGTGTACAAGCAAAGTGTCTCCTATTTTAATAGGACCATTATACCCTATAGGCAATTCTTTTACTATAGCCTCACGATTGGATGCGGAAGCATCTTCTTCTGAACTACTTATAATAAGGTCTATCCCTCCAATTTTTTTCGTATTGGAGTAGCGCCTACCTAAAGAAGGTTGGACGATAAAATTAAAAGGTGATTTCATTAAAAGTTTATGTTGTACTCAATAGAAACAGGCATCGTCTCACGAAACTCTTTCCATAAGACAACAGTCTCTTCTCTTTCTATCCAAATTAAAATTGAATGGGTATCTTCTTCATGCCGTATATGATGAATCTTATATGCTCCGCTTAAAACAGCTTGCCCTACGATATAGTGCATAGCTCCACCTTTATAGTCAGGTCCTACAGATATTTTTCGAATATCTCGATTCATACAGGGACAACAGATATAGTTAAATAGTCTACAGAAACTATAGTAGTAGCTGTAGGAGCTTTAGCGTATACTTCAATAAAATCTCCTGTACCCATAAATTGCATAGCCTGTAAAGTCCCTGTAGTATATAAACTAGAGGTAGCCTCTATCTTCTGTTCAGATTTTGAGATTATAGCATTTCCATTATATAATGCAAATTGTGCTATATCCCCTACAGTCCAACCGTTTATAGTAAAAGTAACGGTAATATTAAACGTTTGGTCCGGAGAACCCTCATATCGTACCCTAGTATTATAGCCCGCTGTACCTAATTGAGTGGTCCATAAACTTGCTGTTACATCCGCTAGAACATAGTTTAACGCATACCATTGTGTTATTATAGGTAAATTGGTATATTGTCCTGCCATATTCGCTCTTGCCCCTATATATGCTTTCGCTGCAGGAAGAGTATAGGTAGTAACATCAGTAGCTGTAACGTGGCCTGTAGTATTGGTAGTAGCAGATGATATAGCTGTAAATGTCCCACCATAAGCAAGTGCGGTAGGTGTGAGAGGTGTATCAATTCGAGCTGTGTTGTCGTGTATGATAGAGATGACCTTATTCTCAGGAGAAATAGGAGTTGCTGCTAGTGTTGTTATGTATGTACCCCCGTTAAAATTAACACCATCTTCATCAGAGATTGTCAGTGGACCACCTGAGTCTGCGTCTAAGTTCCAAGTTGATGTAACTTGATTCCCCCATGCCGTAGCTGTTCCTGTACTTAAAAGCACCTGATTTATCGTTCCGCTACTACCTGCATAGTCAATGTAAAGCAAGTTGTTTGTTATACCTGCTGTAGCCGTTAGGTTTGCAGTAGACACCAATGCTGCGTTGACTATATTGGTAGAGTTGAGAGTACTTATATTACCTGTAGTAGAACCAAGAGTAGCTATTACTCCTGTAGTAGCCGTTAGACCCAAAGTAGTCACCGATGCTGAATTGACTATATTGGTAGAGTTAACGGTAGTTATATTACCCGTAGTAGCCGTTAGGTCTGCAGTAGACACCAATGCTGAATTGACTATATTGGTAGAGTTAACAGTAGTTATATTACCTGTAGTAGCCGTTAGGTCTGCAGTAGATACTAATGCTGAATTGACTATATTGGTAGAGTTAACAGTAGTTATATTACCTGTAGTAGAACCAAAAACACCTATAGTACCATTAGTACCATTAACCGTAGTTGCGGTCATAATACCCGTAAGGTTAATGTTATTGGTAGCTGTATTGCCAACAGCTAATACCTCCGCTAAATCAATAGACGATTCAGCAAGAGATATTATGCTAGCAATAGTGTAGTTCTTGGTTATATTAGAATCTTCACTATCGGTTCCAATAAGTAAATCAGCTGTATCTACAACTGTATCAATTGGGTATGTGCTAATCCGCGACATCTTCTTTTTGTGTTATTGCTCCTGTTTGAACATTAACACTAACATCCTTGCCATATTTTTCTACAAGTTTCTCTTCCATACCTGCAAACCCTTTTTTAGTAGCCATAACCGCATCTAAAGCATCTTGTTGAGCCATAGTCGCGTCAGCGAGTTGAATTTTAGCTTGGTTAAAAGCAGAGAGAAGCTGTTGTAAAGATGTAAGTTCTTCAGCAGTAAGTTCCTTTTCAGGAGACATTTTAATTGTATCAGACATTATAATAGATTTAATTTAATTTAGTTCAAATATAAGGCTTTATCCCTTACGATTTTTGCCCATTACTACAGCTTGAAGTATACGAGAAAGAACGTTGACAATTCTGTCATCTTTCTTAGTTTCCGTTAACGCTGTTAATGTACCCGCAGCCGTGATAATCGCCAAGGCAATTATTGACCAATTTAATGTTATAAATTCCATATTAATTAATTTAAGAAGCCGAACTTCTCCTCTACTGAGAAAGAAGGACATGCTTTGGTTGAAAATTCATTATGTCCATGGATGGACAATTCCCCAAATATAAGCCTTAAACTTTTAACTATTTCTACAAAGGCTATCTCTTGAAGAACCGTCATGGTGTCTTTAGGCTCAATAGAGGCATCTACACCACCGATATAACATATTCCGATGGAATCCTCATTCTCTCCGGATACGTGAGCACCTTGCACCTCTATAGGGCGTCCTATCTCTGTCTTGCCATCAAGGTGGATGACGTAGTGATATCCAATATCTGACCATCCCCTTCCTTGTGGAGGAGGGTCGGAGTGCCATCCTCGGATAGTTTCTACACTAACCTCTCTCCCCTCAGGGGTAGCAGAGCAGTGTAGGATAATTCTTTTTAAGTCTCTCATTTTTTCCTGATTCCCCTTTCCGCAAGCAAAAGTTTTATCTCGTTCATCCCCTCTACTAGAATATCTAAAGTTTGTTCCACCTTAGTTTCAGATTTCTCTAAAGAGAATAAACGAGATTTTATTTTCGTTACTTCGTTAGTCATCTTAATCCATGTTCCTAACATACCGGATACAATCCCTATCCCTAGGGCTATTATTTCATACTCCATTATCTTATTCTGATGGTAGGTTTAACTGTTCTAAATATTTATACATAAAAGCTGTAAGTTTACGTACAGAGTCCTTAACTTCTGCTGCTGTAGCATTAGATTTTGGGATAAAATCTTTAAGAGGTTGTATCCCTTCATAAGAGTGTTCTACATCTTCAGGGATAATGTTGTCGGGATTTATACTCATAATGTAGCCATTGAAAAATTTGTGTAAAAATATCTAGTAGCCGTTACCGTTCCGGCAAATGACAATGAAGCAAAGACCCAATCTCCTGCGCTTACGGTTTCTCCATTTGAAGATTCAAAACTTTGAGGCTTAGTAGAAGCTGACGAAGCAGGCATTGTGCATTCCGCTGAAGCTACGAGAGTATAATTAGTATTACTTTGGGCACTACCATTACCCATAGCAGACACAATATTTGCAGGAAGTTTAAAGACATATATATATACTTTGTCATTATAAACGTCAATAGAGTTTTGACCCTCACAAGTCCCTTGGATTCTTATAGTCCCTGATTGAAGAACTTGAAAAACACCTTGAACAGCGGAATAAGGTGTAACAGATGTTGTAGTAGTACCGGGATTGCCTAGACCTGTAAACGATGAAGTAGCACCCCTCATCTGTGTAGACCAATTGTAGTAGCTAAACCCTATAGACCCCCCTAATACAAGAGCTCTCTCATTATCATCAGTTGCAGTTGTTACATATGCTCTACCTCCTCCGGAAGCAATTAAACAAGGTGGATTTATCCAATTGGTTCCTGTAGCTGTAGAGGATAACACTTGTCCTGCAGTTCCCACATCTCCGCTTGAATCTTGAAATGTACCTGATAATTGAAGACCTCCGGCAATTCGAAGCCCCGTTGAGGAAACGCGAGTTATTGGGGTAGTTGACGAGTCAAACCCACAATCTATTTCGGCATTCTTAACTCTAAATTCTCCGCTTCCTGTTGCTCCATTATCATACTTAATTTCAAAATAATTAGCACCCGGATTAGAGTAAGTAGACAGAACAGTGGCTTGAGGAGTTGTAAGGTGGCCCATTTTAATCCTCGTGTTACCATACTGAACGTTACTACTTATAGTTAAAAGCCCCTCTCCGCTTTCAGGTTTTACGGTAAGGTCTGCTTCAACTTTTACATCGTCAAGAAATTCAATTGCCATGATTTGATTTTATTTAATTTAATTTAATTACGTAAGAGACATCGCGTTACATAGAACGGTCATAGGTAGCAAAGCGGTTACATTGGAGCTAAAGAGCACCTGAACAGTGCTAGTAGTCGGTCTTGTAACTCTACAAAATACATTGTTATCGTTGCTATCAAAAACTTGTACAAAGACATCTCTTGTGCCGTAGTTGTGTGTTACAGTATATGTCGCTCCTCCACTTCCTACAGTAAAAGCTGTAGAATAGTCATCATACACCGTCTCAGAGGCTGTATTGAAATCACTAACTTGTGATGAGGCAGGAGTTATATCTGCCGTAATAAGGATATTGGTATTAGATATACTATCAACAAGACCGAAGTTATCGGAACCCATAGTAAGAGAAGGCATAGCTGTAGCAGTACCCCCGGAATCGGCTCCACGAGTTTTAAGGACAGGCTGTCCTTTCGTCATAGTAGTGTCCCACCCGTTTGCATCTAGATATCTTGCTATACCGTAAACAGAATTTGAAGCTTTACCTATATTGTTTTGTATCTGAGTCCAATCCGATTGAGAACTAGGGTCAGTAACGTTAGCATATATAAAGTCTCCTTCGTCTAGAGCAGGACTCCAAGAAAAGGGAGTTCCATTTCCTGTACCACCTGCAGTAACAGCATAGGCAAAACCTTTTTCTATAGCTGTTCCGGTAGGAACACTTTGACTTCCGTCAGCGGCATAAGAACCTTGGAAGATAATACTCTCCTGAGCGACTGTATCTACATAGATTTTATTTACCCACTGCTCGGCTGACCCGGACCCACTGAGAGCGTAGTCAGCATAAACTTTACTTATAACAGGGATATTAAGAGAACCGCCCAAAGAAGCGATACCTGTTACGTCTAAAGTATCTCTGAAAATATGGCTTCCACTACTAGCTATTAGCTGACCATTTATCTGAACAAAACCGGAAGAACTTGTAACGGTTAAAGAATCAACTATAGAGATAGTGCCTTGAAGGAAGAAGCTCACCAAGGAAGCAACAGAACTAGTGCTTCCAACGTTACTAGTCGAAACAAACTCAGTAGATGAAATTAAAGTACTCGCGTTGTCGAAGAATTTCAGAGCGCCATTTCCATTTATTAAGTCAGCATCTAGAGTATACGTAGTGTTATTAGAAGTGGTAGAAGGAACCGTAATCGTCTGAACATCTATGGCCGAGATATGACCTAAATCTTTAGGAGGTCCGGCATCTTCACTTGTAACGGTTAAAACAGTAGGGAAGGTATCTCCTTCAGCCAATTGCGTTGGAGTAGTAGTCGCATTACTGCGAGCTATATTCTCATGATTTACTGTAATGACATCTCCCGATGCGGCTAATGTAGATATAAGACCTGTCTCTCCTAGGATTAGAACCGTCTCTGTATCAGAAACGGTTTGTGGGGAATTGTTATCTCCATCTAATTCCCACGAAGTCATATTCCCTGTAGGGATACTAAAAACCGCGTTTCCATTAAGATATTTCGCTGAATCAGAGCTCAATGACCATGGAACGGTACCTATTAAATTATCTCCTCCATAAGGGTGAGATTTAATAGTAACTACATCGGATGCAGTAGAAGCGGAAATAGGGTCTCCGGTGGAAACAGTCTGAGTACTATTATAATTTACTTCGTCTACATTCCCCGTTCCATCGAGAGTTACCCACCCGGTAGTAGACCCACCATAGAATACAAGTAGGTTGCTAGTAGTATTGAAATATATCCTCCCTTGGTATGCGGTAGGGTTTGATGCTAACTTCTCTAAACTTACATCTTGAAGTTCTTGTTTTTCAGTCCCAACACCGTTGTAAAAATAAATAGCCATGTTTTAAAATATTAATGCTGTGAAAGCGTTGTTAGCAGGGGTCTGAGCAAAAGTTATAGCTACATTATTATTATCAGTTCTACTAATCTGAGGATATGCCGTGTCATATGTAGAGGCATTATATACCTGAACAGAAAGGTTAGCGTTATTTAAACCGTGATTTAAAGTAACTGTAACAGGACTAGTAGAAGCTCCCCCGGTAGGTATAGGCATTGATTTTCTTAAGGAATTTACTACCGTTTTTGTAGTAGCCTCAAAGTTACTTACCTGATTAGCAAGGATATTAATAGGAGTATCTATAATAGCCGTTACAACACCGAAAGCATTGGTAGTGATAGTAGGGACGTTGTCAGCCGACGTAGTATAACCAATTGTATGGGGAGCAAGTTTAGGCTCTCCCGCAGTAGTCATAGAAGATTCAAAACCGTTTCCTCCTGTAAACTTTGCAATTCCGAAAATCGTGGCTGTAGCTTCGACTACGTTGTTCTGTAGAACAGACCACTTAACAAGGGTTGAAGCCCCGGATGCCATATCAACATTAGCGATTAAAAGGTCTCCTACCTCTACATCTTCTCCAAAGAAAGTTCCGGCAGTATCTACAGAGTAGGCCCATCCTTTTTCTACAACTATACTTGATGCTGAAGTAAGGTCGGGGCTTCCCGGAACAGTACTAGCATCATATGTACCTTGGAAAACAACTCCTCCCGTAAGGACATCGTCTACATACGCTTTATTAGCGGCTTGATTAGCGGCTGTAGGGAGAGTAGAAGGGATAACAGGTATCTCAGTGAAAGTAGCGACTCCCGTTACAGCAAGAGTGCCGCCAAGGGTTGTGCTACTTGTAACGTCTAAAGTGTTCCCTAAAGTAGTAGTGCCTCCTACAGTTAAAGAGGTAGCTATAGTTACATCGTCCTGTAAATCAAAAGTAATTTTGCTAGTACTCGGACTATCTGTTATTTTAATCCCGGCAGAAGTTCCCTGAAATTGTACCACGTCTGTACTTGCAGGGTCAAATCCTGTAAGGACTATAGTACTTGTATTAGCCGTAGCGGAAGAAACGACAGGAAGTGTATATGTAGTATTGTTATCTGTGTAGTTAGGTAGGGTATATGTAGCGGTATTAACTCCGGTAACGTGACCCGTAGCGCTCGAAGTGATAGAGGTAAGAGCTGTAAAAGTTGCTCCAAAAGCAGGAGAGGCAGCACTTGTAGTATCGCTTCTACTTGTATCGTCATGGTTGATAGTAATAGTCCTAGATGCAGAAGCTACAGTAGTCATCTTAGTTCCACCCAAAATATCTACGGTCTGACCATCAGAAACGACTTGGACAGGGCCGCTATCTCCATCAATGTTCCAATTTGTCATCCCTCCCACAGGAGTAGACCAATTTCCTGAACCATCAAGGTATACAGTAGCCGTTCCTCCACTACCTTGAGGTACATATCCTATGTTTTGCCCCCCGGCATACTCCATCGCTCGAACGGTAACAGCTCCCGTAGTAGGGGTAATGATAAGAGGTGCCCCGATTGAAGTTCCTGTTGAAATAGTGGCAACAGAAGTTACAGCTCCAATTCCATCAAGGTTTATCCAATCCGACCCATCAAAGTATGAAAGGGTACCCGCTAAAGTAGGATTAGAAGAATCTTTAGTGAAGATAATTCTACCTTGATACGAGTCTGCTCCGGCTACGGGGTTGGAACCAAGTTTTTGTAAACTAACGTTTTGGATTTCTTGCTTGTCAAGAGAGATGGAGTCGTAAAATAATATAGCCATAATGTTTTAATTAAAAAATGCTTGCCCCTCTATAGGAGTCGAGAATGTGATTGTTACTGTGTTTAAACTTGTGTATTCGATATTGGGATATATGATATCATCTGTATCACTTACTACATCTACTGAACAGAGCTTGTTTAATCCGTGAGTAACTTGCCACGTATTACTTGCTCCGACCTGTGTGTAGACGAAATTTTTATCGCTCGTTAAATTAGTATCGTATGTGAGGATACTAATGAAGTAATCTTTCTCGTCCTCGAAAAATCCGGGACCCGAAACATACTGAAGAGTGATATCATAAAAAGTGGGACTAATACCGTCTTGGATAGAGTTAACCCATTTAAAAGCTCCCCAATTAGAAATCTTATCGCATTGGGAAATCATAACCATAGACCCTATAAGAGGGTTGGTATAGAAATTCGCAAGAGAGTCTAACCCACGTTGCAATTGAGTCTGACTTATCTTAAAAGAAGTTACCGTACTAAAGTCTGTATTCCCGCCTATATAGCTAGAGAAACTAATAGTACCCGGCTCCATAGAAGGATGTACGTTATAGTCACGGTATTCATACCGCAAAGAGGTAGACTCGACTTTGTTATATCCGTTTATAAACTCCGCTACCGCATCAGCGGTGAAATTTTTTGTGGCAAAGAGCTGTTGGGAATCACTTCCTATCCACTTGTCGGTACCTACGACAGCGGTGTCTAATGGATATGTGCTTATTCTTGCCATAGGCCAAAGATACAAGAAAAAACTTATCTAGTTTTCTATGTATATATACTCGATAGAGATATTAAAAGAAACGGTGGTATTCCAATCAGGGCGTGTAATCATGATACAGAAATTCCTATAGAGATAGTTACCATAGCGCAATGACATTAGTAGCTAGGACATCCGTGCCTGTAGCCCATACTCTTAAACACTGTACCGGAAGGAAAGTTCCTAGAGGATAGTTATTGAATGAGATATCATTACCTGCAGCGGTAGTAACTTTAATAGTAAGGTTTGTTTCTGTAGAAGCATCGTCAGCGGCAACGTAGACTACGAAAGCCTCCGTATCAGTGTTCATCTGAGCAGCATTGCCGTATGCTTTGAACTTAACGCCTGCAGCAGGGAAAACATTTGAACCAAAGGTCAATTGAGTTTGTGAAACTGCAGTTACCGCAGTTAAAGTATTAGTGGCTTCATTAAGTACTAGCCCACCTATAGAAACTTTATCTCGAAAACCTTGGCCTGTATATGTGTTGTAGGCTTGAGGCGTACTCGTAAATATATTGTCTGCAATAACAAGAGTAGTAGAGCTGCTCACAGATAGGACAGTAGTAAGTGTGTCTGTAGCTGAATTATATACAGTATCACCCGCCATCACAGCAGGAGATGTAGTAAAAGTAGCTGCAGCGTCATATAGCGTATCGTCATCATTAATCTGATAAGCGTCAGCTATATTTTGAAAGATATTGGTTTGAAGTACAAGAGTAGTAAGATTCGTAACAGATACAACTACAGATTCAGTAGAATCCGTAGTGTTATACACTATATCTCCTGCAGCAATTCCGTCTGTAATAAAGTCAGCTGAAGAATCATATAAAGTCTTCGATGTACGGACCTCATAGGTTTCTACATCAGATGAAAAAATCTCAGATAATAATCTAATATTCTGAGCATCAATAACATTTAAAACTTGAGACTGAGTAGAATCAGTGGTGTTATATACTATATCTCCTATAATAACAGCGGGGGCAGAGACAAAATCAGCCGCTACGTCATATAAAGTATTCTTTTCATAGATAGTATAGCCTTGTCCTGAAATAGGCATTATATCTGCATCAAGAGTAAGGACTGTTGACGCAACGATAACAGTAACTAAAGCGGTAGCGTTAGTGACAGAGTTACGTACAGTATCCCCTACATTTACTGCAGGTGACGCATAGAAATCAGCAAAACTGTCCTCTAACCTAAATGCTGTAGAAATACCCATAGACGTGCCTGTTGAACGTGTTGCTAGAACGCCAAGAGTGCCACTTGAACGAAGTAAAGTAGTTCCATTACCTGTTGTAGCCGATAAAGTAGTTCCATTACCTGATTTATTCAGGGTAGCTACACTTAGGTCCGTAAGTTTATTACTCCCGATAGGTAGAGCGCTAACTCCCGATACATTAGAAGGACGGCTAGGGTCGATAGGGTTGATGGTATCTGAAAGGATAACATCAGCTGCCTGCGTAGGTTGTAGTTTTTGATATGCCATTTTAATTTATTTTTATACCCAAGTTGCTAAAGATGCTCTAACCCATACATTAGTAGCTGTACATAGATATACATAGTCAGCAGCCCAACGTATCTCGCCTAGAGAGCCTGTATCTGTAGCTGAAGAAGGAGCTGTGTTTAGAGCGTTTACGTTTACCTGACCCGCTACTGTAATACCATCTGCATCGGTCCGAAGTCTCCAATCGTTATTATGGAATAACTGAGCTTTCTGTTGGTCAAACTCAGCGGTTTGGTAATTGCCACTCTTGATGATGAATTTACCGGTTTGGAACTCTATATATGTATCTAAATCCGTTAAATGAGAAATACGCTTCGGGATAACAATCCCGTTTAAATCTTGTGTAATAACAGAGTCAGTGAGAGTAGAAGAGTCTGACCACATAGGCACCGTATTCGCAGTACCGGAACCTGAAAGGCCGCCTGTGGCACTTAAGTCAGTTTTAAGCCATGTAGCAGGAGTAGGGTCGGCACCTGTTACTGTACATACATTAATAGCTAAAGGGTCAACAATAATATCTCCTACCGTTCCAAAAGAAGACGCTGTAGGAGCTGCTCCAAAGGCAACGTTTAACGGCCCTTTTGCCGTGCCCGACGGAGCGTCTGTGCCTGTAACATGTAGAGCTTGTGAGTTTACTTGACCACTTACTGTAACACCATCTGCGGTGGTGTAAAGTTTATATGCTCCACTATGGTATAAAGTAGTAGTAGTATTATTACACTCAAATTGCAGACTACCTTCATTATATATGAAGAAATTATCTTGACCTGCAAAGAAGCCAAACTTTGAAGTACTATCCTCAGAAAATTTTATGCTATCACCTATAGTGATATCAGTCCCAAGAGAAACGGTAGTTCCGTTATCTCCGATAAGAGAGTCAGCAATAGTATCTGAAGCTGTGAATCTAGAGACCTGACCCGCAGTCCCGGAACCTGAAAGGCCGCTAGGAACAGACGCAGCAATGTCAGCCATCGTAAAGATAGAACGGTCAGCGTTGGCTGAAGCCGAGCCACGGTTCATAGTGTCTACGTCAGCAGCTATGGTGTGGAACTTTTGTCCGGAAGGTATAGTAGCCATTAGTTATATGGGAATTTAATATTTAGAGAGTCACGCTTGTCAGAACACCCACAGTCTTTTTCTAAGACTTTAGATACCT